GCTGCACAAGCCGGGCACGGCGTTCCTCGTCCACTTGTCGCGCTGCCGCGATTGCCTGTGGCGTTGCATTTGCAGCAAGCTCTGCATCAAGAGCAATTTCCGCTGGCGTTCTTGTTTCCTCTGTCATATAGTCCTCTTGGTTAAAGCTATTGGGCCGAAACTACTTGTGCCTGTAAATTCTATGAAACCATGCGATATACTCGTCGGCAGTTTTCGTAGCAAGTTCTCCTCGCATTGCGTACATGGTGTGGAACCAAACGATCTGTGAGCAAACATAGTCGCTACATTCGCGAACGTAATCCGAAGCACCTTTCTCGAATAATTCTCTGTTGCGTATATTGTCGTCTTTTCTGTCGGTGTATCGTAGAACAGTCACACCACCGTCTATGTTGATATCGGCTAGGTGCGACGGTGTGAACAACACAACCGCGCCCAGCGGGAGAATCATTGGGATGTGCCGGTGCCCGTTCCAAAGGCCGACTACAACAGTACGCGGCTTTTTCGAAAGGACTGATCCAGCAGCCTTTGTATCGTCCATGTTATCGCAGAGCGTAAACTTCGGATCTGGTACATAATCAGTACCGATGCCCCTAGCGGGTTTTCCGTTTGCCAATTGGCCAAAACCTCTATTACATAGTTTCAACACGCCGCCTATCTGGGTTGCTGCTGTCGTAAACATTGTTGCACCCCAGTTGCTGACGTGTTTTATCTGCAATACAGCTTCTTGCGGAGCGCTTGTAAACTGTCCTGCAACTAGGAACTGTATCACATTGTCCAGTTCGGGCCAGTGCTCTTTGTAATCCCAAACAATGTCCGACTGGCTAGTATCGTCAAAGCGCTTAACACCCGGCACGCTAAACGTCATTCTTTCTCTCCTGTAATACGTTCCACGATCCAATCCGTCACATCACTGATCTTTTTGTCGTGGCAATGGCCATGATGACAGCGAAAGCCACCGTTCCAACCATTCGCTACTTCCGGGATGATCAGAGCAGTCCCGCTGTTAATTTCGTTTGTATGGTCTTTGACCCACGGGCAGGTAACGTCCGTCTGGCGTCCGCGTTCCTTTGTTACCATGCCATTCATGCGGAGCCAGCGGTACACGGTTCTGTAGCGCTCCACACGCTCGGCAATCTCTTCTTGCGTTAAGTAGAGACTCGTCTCTTGCCGGACAGCAAGTGGCTTCAAACCAAAGCCTCGTATCAGGTCATGGGTGCTGTAACGCCTGTCGGCGTCCATTTGTTCCAATGTTACCTGGAACTTTCCACCATAGGCGGGTTTCATATTTAGGTAGCCGGGTATGCGGGCCAGACGATTCACGCCAGCCATGCCGGGGTCTACGCCGCACTTGTCGCGGATGAAACCGTCAATAAGATCTTTGAATAGTTGCTTGTCGCGGAGTGGTTCGTCCAAGAAGTACCAGTATTGCCGATTGCCGGGGCTGGTAAGGACTGTTGCTGATGGTTGAACTGTACGGACCACAACTGGGTCAACCTTGGTGCCAACGTCGTCTACCATCAAGGCGAAGCCACCTGTGAAATTGGAAGTACGACGGCTGACGTGAAATTGTTCGTCTTCTCCCATTGCTGATATGCAAACGTACCCGTTCTGTTCTGTATGTGGCATTATTCTCCTGCCGTGCCATCCGAAGCCGCCTCCCCACTTTTTGAAGGCTCCCGGATCGCCGGGAAAGAAGATGCAGTACGCTAACTCTTTTGTGTCATCCAGTCCACGAAACAGACCCTCTAAAAACTGTGTCGGCTCGTCTGTTGGATTTACATTCTGCTGCGTTTCCATGCTGGCTTGCTATCCCTATATTGTTATGCTACAATGCCCACAGCACGCAAATACCCTACTGGCTTTCTGGACAAAAGCCTGAATGTTCACGTAGGGGTGCTGGCGGTGCTGGGTGTGCAGCGGGTTGCGGGGTGCCTATTATGCACCAGCCAAAATTTATTGCAAACGTTTATTTTATAACGCTAGGAAATATAAATGCCAGCTCTTTTAGACGCCGATATACAGAGAATCAACAGTACGTTCCCATACAAGAAGCAACCCAAAGGGAAGCAGAAAGAAGTTATCGAGGGAACATGGCATAAGCCGGTTTGGGCGTTGCTTTGCAGGCCAGGAACCGGAAAGACCAAGATGTCGCTCGACACCGCGGCTCGGCAGTACCATGCCGGAATGATTACGGCAATGATTGTCATTGCGCCAAATGGTGTCCATAGACAGTGGGTGGAAGAGGGTATCCCGACTCACCTGCCAGACTGTACCCCGGTGCGATCTGGCTTTTATAATTCGTCCATGGGCAAGAAGGCATTCGATGCACTTGTTAAGAATCTACGCTGCAAGGAAGACGTTCTGCGCGTATTGACAATCTCATTCGATGGCTTGCAGACTGTACGTGGTAAGAACCTTGCGCGTGGGCTGGCAACCGGCCACCGAACCTTACTTGTCGTTGACGAGTCACATTTTGCAGCTAACCAGAAAGGTGCTACTCACAAAGCTGTTTTGGCCCTGAGTGCTCTTTGCACAACAAAAAGAATCTCAACAGGGACGCTTGTCCGCCAAAACCCATTCGCGATCTTTGGGCAGTTTCAGTTGCTAGGGCATGGCTTGCTCGGGACGTCGTCCTTTCCAGCGTTCAAATCACTGTATGCTGAGATGCTGCCGCCTTCGCACGGGCTTGTCAGGCGCATTGCCGACGACTTCAAAGAGAAGACTGGCAAGAAAATTGTGCCGCAGATCCAAGCCAAAGGTTTGGACGACAGGCCAATCTACAAGAACCTCATGCACTTGCGGCGCATGCTGGAACGTTATTCGTCGTTCCTGACGCTTGAAGACACCCAAGGCGCAGAACCAGAGGTGCGTGTAACCACACGACTTGTTACGTTGACGGACGAGCAGCAACGCATCTACAACGATCTCGACGATTTTGGTGTGGCAATCCACAATGAAAGCTTGTTGACAGCCACTATGGAGATGGCTGCACGCATCCGGTTATGCCAGATTGCTGGAGGTTTCTTCCCAAGCGACGATAACGACGAGGCTGTGCCAATACCCGGTGGGAATCCAAAGCTTGAAAGTTTGCTGGAATACATTGAGGAAATAGGCCCGGACACGCCTGTCGTAATCTGGTGCAAGTTCACACCCGAGGTTGTCGCAGTTTGTGAAGCTTTGCGCGAAAAATACGGCCCGGATTCCGCTGTTCGTTACGACGGAACCGTCAGCAGTGCTGACCGTGCAGTTGCAAAGCAGAACTTTGTAACTGGTGTATCGCGCTATTTCGTTGGGCAAATCAAGGCTGGCGGAACTGGGCTGGATGGTTTGCAGACAAAATGCAACTACATGGCATTCTACTCCAACGATGATTCTTATGGCGACCGCGTGCAGGCGATCTCGCGCCTTGCCCGAACTGGCGGTAATGACGTTGTTCTGGTTGTGGACATCGTGGCCGAAGGCACAAAAGACGAGGAGATTGCACGTTGCATGCAATCAGCGCAAGATGTCCATTACCGTGTCCTATCTACCAAAGGCAATCTTGCCGTAAGTGTGCAAAATACAACACAGCTAGCCCAGTTGGGCGTGCTATAATATGCGCTGCTGTACCTTTGCAGCGTAGAAAGGAAGAACTTATGCCGAACATCTATATTCCACAAGTGCCAATGCGACGTGATCAAATCACGCACGAACTTGTCCCAGCCATGGATCTTAGCGCTTGCGCTGAATTTGGTACGCCCATCGTACTGTTTCCGAGCGGTTACATGAACCTCAATACTGCCAGCGTGGTTCACAAGGTTTACGAGAAGATGTGGGGCTTCAACGACGAAGACTTTATCCTCCCGGTCGGCGGGCCTGCCAACATCGCGATTGTGTCTAGCATTGCATCTACCATCAACGATGGTCGTTACATGCTGCTCGTTTGGGACAAGAAAATCGCGCGCTACATGAAGCTCAATGTCGACATCAACCGTCAACCGGAACCAAACGAAGATCGCGTGTCTGCGAGGGCCGAGTTCTTGCGTAAATTGCAGGCGGCGCAAAATGCATAGCCCCATGCCCCCGGAAAGCCCCCGGCAAGCCCCCAAAATGGCCGTTTACGGGCCTGTGGGCGCTGGGTGCATGGTAGCTATGCCCCGGCCACTTGCGGCCAGCCTTGAGATGCTGTATGCTTTGCAAAAACGGTGCGATGAAACGTATGCTGGACGCCAAATTGTTGTCTTTGTGTACTATCCAGTAGATGCAAATATACAGTTCTTTTGTGCTACAGCTATTGATGGCGTGCAAAGTCGTGTCATTGAAGTGTGGCACGGGAACGTGCACGCAAATATCTCGGCGTACTTAAGCAATGAACTGCTGGATGATATCGAAGAATGTGCTGATGAAATGATAACGGGGAATTAAAGTGGAAATTTTTGTTGGACTTATTATAATCACAGCCATTGTCGCCACAATGATCGTGGATTTTGACCGGCCTGCTGTATGCGTGGCAGAACCGCAGGTTGACCCGGCTGTGCAGGCAGAACGTGATAGGATATACATCCTCGGGCAGAACGCATTATATGAGCAGGTACAAAGTGGCAGTCTCCATATTGGCTCCAAAGGTGGAGTTTACTATATAGACGGCGGCAAGAAAGTTTATGTCCCACAGATGAAGAAATACGTATGACCACACCCGATTTCAGCGGCGAAACCACGACGCCTTCTCAGGGCATTCTCAGCGACGTTTCCGCACTGGTGGACAGCTTGCGCTTGCAAGAACGTACTATTGCGGATATCGAAGCACGGCTCTTGGCAGCGCAAGCTGTTTATAACCGGTTGGTGCTGACGGACATTCCTGAAGCAATGGAGCAGCTCCAAATGACGGAGCTCAAACTCACTGATGGCGCGAAGCTCACGATACGCGACGATATAAACGCATACATCCCTGCCGACAACAAGGCAGAGGCAATGCAGTGGTTCACAGAACATAACCTCGGTAGCATCATCAAGCGTGCAGCAAACGTTGACATGCGGGCCTTGACGGACGAACAATTGCAAGCTTTCAATACGTTTGCAGAAGAAAACGAGATGGAAGTTACCATCGCAGAATCTATTCACGCAGCGACACTGAAAGCTACCGTGAAGGATATGCTCGCAAGAGGGGTTACACCGCCTCCCTTGATTAGCGTGCATCAATTCAAAAAGGCGGTACTGAAGGAACCCAAATGACAGCAGCGAAAGACAAGGCCGTTGTGCCTGTGCAGGAAAACCCCGTGGCAATGGCCGCTGATGCGTTCAGCGACTTCGCCGGCGAAGGTTTTGCGGGGGTCGGCAAAGATGATATGGCCATCCCGTTTATCACGATCTTGCAGGGCTTGTCCCCGGAAGTGAAACGCAACGACCCGGCCTATATTGAAGGGGCACAGGAGGGCATGTTCCTCAACACCGTGACCCGCGAACTGCATGACCCGGTGAAAAACGGCCCGCTTGTGCTGATCTCCTGCCATTATGCGCGTACTTTCCTCGAGTGGAGGCTTCGTGAGAAGGGTGGTGGCTTTGTTGCTGAGCACACCTTGCCGTCGGCAACCATTCGCGATGAACGTGGCCGTGACATCCTGGAAAACGGCAATCAGCTGAATGACACGCGCACGTTCTATGTGCTGGCGATGGATGCGAACGGAATGCCACAGCCCGCAGTCGTCAGCATGACCAGCACGCAGATCAAGAAGGCGAAGCAGTGGCTGATGCAGCAAAACCTGTTGCGCCTCAGCGGCCCGAATGGCAGCTATCAGCCGCCCATGTTTGCCAGCAAGTGGAATGTGACAACCGTCACCGAGTCCAACGAGAAAGGCAGTTGGAGCGGCTGGAAGTTCACACATGCTGGTTATCTGGCTGGCCCGAGTGATCCATTGTTCGTTGCGGCGCGTGAGTTCCATGACAGTGTGGTGTCCGGCGCAGCCAAGATTACCCCGGAACAGCGCAATGCGGCCCAAGCCCCTGTTGGCGAAGGTGTGGATCGGACGCCAACTCGCGCTCCCGGCGATGGCTTGCCGCCTGAAGACGATATCCCGTTTTGAACCACAACAGGTAACGGCCCAAAACGCCTAAACCATTAACCCGTGCCCCCTAGTGGGGGCACTTTTGCTGCAAAAGGTGCCTATATGCGCGACATCACACACCGGACTCACGGCGCAGATACATTTGACGGTGCGCTGGACCAAATGGCGAGTATCCAGAAGGTGTACGAGACTCCAAGCGACCTTACGGAAGCTGAAGGTGCTATGTTCCAATTGTTCTTGCGCGGTCGTGAGAACAAGACGTGGAGCGATAGCGATTTGCAGATGCTTGCACAGCTTGTGAAGCAGTACACAGCAGTTGAGGAGCTGCGGGCGCTTATTGCCCTTCACGGGTACATTATGCCCACGGAGAATGGCTTTGCCACAAACCCGGCTGCACGGCTCGTAACGACCAGTCTTGCCAGCATCAGCATGATGAGCCGTGTGCTTGGCATCAGCGCATCACAACGCGGTGTTGGACAGGATAAAGAGCAGTCCAAGCGGACGCAGGCAGAAGCTGCCATGCGCGAAGCAATGGAGCGAGTCAAAGGCGACTCGTTGATCTAATGAATCAGTTTAATCCGGCTCTTACCGACGGCGAAGCGGTTCTTGAGTTTATCAAGAACTATTGCCTTGTGCCAGAAGGTGCATTAGTAGGGAAGCCGATTGAATTGATGCCGTTCCAGGAAAAGTTCATCCTGGATGTGTACGACAACCCAAACGTAACCAGAAAAGCCATTCTGAGTATATCGCGCAAAAACGGTAAGACTGCTCTTTTGGCGTGTATCCTGTTGGCACATATTATTGGCCCCATGCGCAGACTGAACAGTCAGGTCGTATCAGGGGCTATGTCGCGTGAACAGGCGTCTGTGGTATTTAACTTAGCTGTTAAAATACTCTTATTACAGCCGAAGTTTACGGGACTATTCAAGTACACCAATTCCGGCAAGAAGATTGTTGGGATAAAAAGCAACGTAGAATTTCGCGCCTTGTCCGCAGATGGCACAACGGCCCACGGCTTGAGCCCGGTGTTCGCTGTGCTGGACGAGGTCGGGCAAGTCCGTGGCCCGCTAACTCCCTTCATTGAAGCTATCACCACCTCCCAAGGTGCACACGACAATCCACTTTTGATGGCAATCAGCACTCAGGCACCTAGCGACGCTGATTGCCTTAGCTTGTGGATCGACGATGCTATACGTTCTGGTGATCCGCACACAGTCTGCCACGTGTACGCAGCGGACGAACACTGTAGCCTCGAGGATAAAGATCAGTGGAGAAAGGCTAACCCTGCACTTGGCTTGTTCCGTAGCGAGAAAGATCTAAGCGAGCAAATCAAGCAGGCAATTCGGATACCATCGTTGGAAGCCAGTGTCCGGAACTTGCTACTGAACCAGCGAGTAAGCCTCAATAGCCTATGGCTGGCACCGACAGTATGGAAGTCGTGCAGCGCACCACCTGAGTTATCTGTGCTGCAAGAAGCATCCCACGTAAGCCTCGGCCTAGACTTGTCCATGCGTAACGACTTGACCGCTGCTGTGGCATCCGCAAAAGATCAGGACGGAGTAGTTCACTTGCTACCGTATGCGTTCACGCCCACGGTTGGCATAGAGGCCCGCGAGATGCGCGACAAGGCCCCCTATACGGCATGGGTAAGACAAGGCTATCTAATAGCTGTTCCTGGCTCTGTTCTGGACTATGAATGGGTATGTAACTACCTAAAGAAAGAGTTTGCAGAAAAAGGAATTACAATTACTAACGTTCAGTTTGACAGGTGGCGAATCAACGAGTTCAAGAAAGCGTGCGAAGAGACTGGATTTGCAGTTGATGCAGAGTTCAAAGAGATTGGGCAGGGTTACAAAGACATTTCGCCGCGCATCGAATTTTTTGAATCGCTACTGTTACGTGCAAGGATAGCCCACGGCGCACATCCTGTGCTCAATATGTGTGCCGCGAATGCGATTGTTGTATCTGACCCATCTAACAACAGAAAGTTGGATAAAACAAAAAGCACTCAACGAATTGACGTTTTACAGGCGGCAGTTATGGCCGCTGGCGCTTTTATGAACGTTCAAAAGCAAGCGTTTGACGTAGCAGCATACATCGGTTAATTCGAGGGTTTTTCCTGCTAGACTGGCCTATTTTCGTGGTATAATTCAGGCCATGCCTACGCAAAGCGCTCACAACACAGTCACGGCCCGCAATCGGCCGTACCCGGACGAGCGCCGCAAATCCAATCCTCCGGGGCCTGCACAGCGGGACGACGGCAACTATTCCATTCTGGGATTCTTGCCGCATGAAAACCAAACAACTTGACATCCTGATTCAAAAATCGGCTACGGCTGAGTTTGACGGGAAGTTCATCATGTCGGCGGCAACGCCCGACCGTGTGCGTGACACGATCGACCCGAAAGCATATGACGGGATCGCTGCCCGCACCAAGAAACTGATCGCCCTGTTCAACCATGACAGCGACAAGATCGCTGGCTTCTGGACGAACCTAAAGCGCGAAGGTGATACCCTTGTTGGGCACATCAAGTTCGCCTCCACCAGCCTCGGCCAGATGCTGAAAACCCTACTGGATGACGGCGTCCCGCTTGGGGCGAGCATCGGCTTTCGCGGTCGCGGCGAACCCAACGACAAAGGCGGTATCCTATTCAAGGAAATCGACCTGATGGAAACCAGCATTGTTTCCACCCCTGCACACCCTCGCGCGATGCAAATCGCCAAACAATTCAATATCACCTTGCCTGTCCAAAAGCAGGGTGGTGCTGATCCCGCCGAGTCCGGCGACTTCACTGCGGTGCGGAAACGTGCTGCTCTTGCAATCATCGCCGCCAAACGGCAACTCAAGGATCCAAAATGAACCTCGCTGAACGCATTCAAGCTGCGCAAGCCGCACTCGTCCTGAAGAAGGACGCTCTCGTTGCTGCCACCAAGTCCCTCGAAGACACCCCGAACGACGACGGCATCCTGGCCACCGTGGACCAACTGTCCGGCGAAGTGGAAAACATGACCAA